GCTAGGGTTTTTAGAGCTACTAACTATTTGTTTTGTAGCATCTGATTTCCCTTGTTCGTAGAAATGATTAATGATTGTATCAGCATTGGAAGCCATATATAGCGCTTTGTGATAACCTTTCTCATCTGTTACATTACCTTTTTTGTCTAGGAACTTCCCTACAAAATTGTTAATATTAGATTGGTCTTCTGCTACTTTACCTGGATCTTGTACTCCATACCTAAATTTCTTTCCACTGATATTGAAATCAAAACCTTTGAAATCGTCGGAAAAATATTTATTAGTTTTGGATTTAAAGTCCGAGTGTTGTTGCTCAGCTACTTTCTGGTCCTGATTATATCGATCAAAAAAGTCAGTTGCTTTCTGTTGCTTTTGAGTTACGCCGGGTCTCAACTTGATTTCGTCGTAGTATTTACTCTTTGTTTGCTCTAGAAAGTTTTTGGCTTCTGCGATCTCTTCTTTAATTGCTAGTTTTTTAAATCTAACATCTCTTTCGTCGTCAAGCTCTTCATCGTAGGAGAATTTATCCTCCATCAAAAAAGAAATCTCATCCGCGTCAAGATGTGGTTTAGATTTTTTATAGTATTCCTTTAACAATGTGTTATCATCGACGGAGGAATAGTCCGCGTTTAATCTTACGTAATCTTCAATATTACCACCTGTCTCGTTCATAAAAGAAACTAATTTCTCTATGTTCTCTGGTAACACTGCTGTTTCCGTTGTAATCTCCTCTGGTTCAAATTTAGTGGTCTGAACTTCTCCAACCATTGTAGGTTCTTCTTTAAGCTCTTCTGCTTTTTCTACAACTACTTCTTCTACAATTTCTTCTATAATCGGTTTAACTTCTTCTTCTACTTTTTCTACAACTACTTTAGTTGGTTCATTGCTAGGAATAACAACTTTAGTAGCTTCTTCAACTGGCTTAGATAAATCTACCTTGGTAGGTTCTCCAGCGTTTTTGTTGAATTTTTTCATTTTAGGTTTTGACTTTATTTTAAAGTCTCCTTCCTGCTTTGTTTCTGACATAATATAATATGATTAAATAATTAATAAATACTAGCTAGGTCCAAACTGCTCTAGTCCAAACCCATCTAAATTATCGTTTCCAGCAGACTCAAAGTTTTTTGGCAATAGATCATTCTGTCTTTGATCTATAAGCTCTGATTGCTGGGTTCCTTGTATTTTCACTCTCTTGTCTTTACGGTCTTCTATTTCTTTTTCCTTAGAAGTTTCCGATTGTATTCTAGCTTGAGCCAATTGCATTTGATAACCAAACTCTTCAGCCATTAACTCTCTTTTGATTTGAGCTTCTGTCTGCATTCTTTGTATCTCAAATTGAGATTTAGCTTGCTCTATACTAACTTTTTCTTGAGTTAAAGCTTGTTGCTTTTGCACTTCAAACATAGCTGCTTTCTCTGCAGACCCAGCGTTAGCTTGTGCCTGAGCTTGAATATTTTGCTGTTGAGCCGCTTGCTCTCTTGCTATTTTTTGAGTTTGTCTTAGTTTTAAGAACTGGTTAGCTAGCTTAGTGTTTTTGATTTCTCGTATATCGATAGCGTCTGATAACGCAATAGCGCCAGTTTGTAAAGCCATTTGAACGTTTTGCTCTAATAAAGCTTTGACTTCTTCTTCAGGCTCTAATTCTAAGAATATTCCAAAATCATGTAATTGAAGATTCATTAACTCTTGTAGAGTTTTAGTGTTGAAAGTACTTATAGCTCCACTTAGAGAGTTTTCTGTTAATGGGTTCTGTATTAAATCAGCAGCTTTTAAGCTTATGTTCTCACACATTCTCAATGTAACGTATAATAAAGATTCCATTAAATGCTTAGTGGCTGTGTTAGAAGCGTTTGCTGCTAGCTTTTGTAGACCAACTAAAGCGTCTTTGTCTGGAGCACTTCCATCTCTAGCTTCGTTTAATCCTGTCACATCACGGATCATTTGTAAGTAATATTGGTAAGTACCAATTAAACTTTGTATTTTAGCTTGACCTGATGATGATGATAGTTCCTGTATAGGTACTTTACCGGCATTCATACCACCTTCTTGAGTTAGTGACCTACCAACTACAGAACCAGTCTGAAAATACATATTTAATGCTTCTGCTGGGTTATAATTAGTTCCGTTACCTAAATCAACTTCAGCTAAACCATCCATATCCAAGAATACTCCATCAGGAACTATTCTAGACATAACTTGTTGCAGCTTAAGGTGAGTAAGCTGTATCATGTCAGCAAATCCAGTTATTCTACTAACTAAAGACTCTATACGTCCTTTATACATTTTCGGAGCTGTAATACAGTAGTTCATTTCTACCTTTGTAGTATCAGCGGTTGGCCTAGTCATATTCTCGGCCATCTTCCACTCTAGCATAACATTGTTACCTAACACTTTTGCTCCAGTGTATAAAACCTCTATAGTTCTATATACTCTATCAAAATTGTCGTTAGGTGGTGGGTTGAATTCGTCTGTTTTTTCTAATGCTTTTTCTAGACCTTGGTCAGTTTTCTTTATCTTAAAAACCTGGTTCATATAAGTCTTATACTCAAAGTACATAACCTGAACAGTGTTTTCATCGTAATTACCCCAACCAGTTACGAATTGAGAATTACCTGGCATTTTCTGTATCTTCTCTAATTCTTCTTCAGGAAGATCTGGAAACTGCTTCTTAAGCTCTGGTATTGTTATAGCTTTTACTTCTCCAACATAATATATATCTTCAAAGTTAGGATCCTCAGTATACGAATATACCATATAAGCTGGATCAACGTAGTCTATTTTTATACCTTCTGTTCTATCAAACCTTGTTTTACATGCTGCTATTCCTAGTACAGTTAAATCGTTTGATAGTCTTTTTTTAGTTTGATCGTATCTATTCTTCGCTAGGGTAGTGTTAATTACTTCTTCTTCTGCGACCTCAACGTTTTGTTTATAGGTCATTTGCATATGAAGGTCTAGCTCGTCTCTGTTTTCAGGTAAGTTGTTAATGTCATTAGTCATAGATAGATCAGCGCCTAACTTATTCTGTATATCTATCAACAATTCTTTAGTGTTCATATCCCTCTGAATAGCTGCAGCGTAATCTGTTCTACTTTTCACAGAAAATGGATCTTGAGCAACTGCTTTAATGTCATAAGATTTATTACTCATTCCATTTACAACAATGTCTACAAACTTAGAAATAACTGGAACAGGTGTCCAGTCTAAATTAAGGTAAGATAAATCACCGTTAATAGATAATTCATTTTTATATTTTTGAACACTTTGCTCTCCACGAGCGTATAATCTCAATTGATGAAAATTACTATAACTTTGAGCATATCTGTTACCAGACCTGCCTTCTTGGAACCATTCTCCTTCAATCGCTCTAGCGACTTGCTCACCGTACTCTAGGCTAGCTTTTACTTCGTCGCTAACCACTTGGTTAGGAAATGAACTATTAGTGTTAGTCTGTATCTTCATTTATTAAATAATTTTTGATGATGAACCAGTGTTATCATATTTTTTTATACCTAAGTTTATCGCTTTGTATTCTTTTTTAGCCACTGGTATGTACCTGTTTTTGTTACAAGCCATTAAAGCTAATCCAGAACTTATAGACGCATCGTGTTTTGTTCTGTTGTTAATGTTAAACCTAGCCCAATCTTCTAATGTTCTCTGAAAGTACATATTACCAAATCCGTTCTCTGTTGAGCCAACGCTTGTGTTTATGTATGTTTCAATAGCTGAAGCGTGTGCTTGCTTAATGTCTTCACTAGAGTTAGGTATTCCGCCAATGTCTTTTTCTGTAACCGACAATTTGTTCCAAACCTTGTCAGGTCTATTCATTGAGAAACCTCTATAACCTCTTCTTTTAAAATGATATAATAATCTAGGCTTATTGTTTTCACATAATAAAGGCATTCCGTAGAATACGCAAGCCATTAAAACGTCTTCAAAAAATATCTCAGCTGTCTGAGGTCTAGCTATATACTCTAAAAAGAATTGATTAGGTGGCACGTCTTCCATACTGAATTTAGTTAAACCATGTAAAGATCCATTCGAACCTCTACCATCAACTGTACCTGATATATCGTAGCTATCACACCCAAACGCTCCGCAGTGATCGTTGCCTGGGTATTTAGTCCCATTCTTTACTATCACACGATTTTGAAGATTATAAGGCGGAACCCAAGATATTCTGAAGTTACCGTCTCTATTTGGCATAAATATAACCTTAGAGTCTTTATCTCCATTCTCCCATTGAAAACTACCAATAGTAACAGAAGCTATGTTGTTGAGATCAGCGTTGTGATCTATCTGTTCGTAAATTTTAGTTAGATTAAATAAAGACTCTTTAGCCTCATCTCTAAAAGCGTGCTCAGTGGTTCTAGGAAACTGTCTATAGAATTCGTTTAAACCATCTTGGTCATCTTTTAATCCTTCTACTTCATTTTTCCAATACTGTAGTACTCCTATTTTTATTTCGTCACCAAACGTATCTACTACCTTCTCTTTCGGGTTTTCGAAGACAGGAAAGCCATAAGAATCAATGTATCCTTCGTAATTCCATTCCATAGGTATGAACAAAGAATATAATCCTGAGCTAGTCTGTCCATTGCTGTTTCTTTTGGTAACATCTGAATTGTTGTATAGTTTCTTAAAATTAGCACCACCTTTATCTAAAGCGTTTGAGGTTGAACCCATCATACACTTTCCAATAATTCTAGAACCTAATCTTAAACACGTTTTTGTAACTCGCCAGTTATTTAATATATTGTTTGGTCTCTCCCACTTTCCACTTTCATCGTGTACTAGTAGTTTTAGTTTTTCTCCATCGTATGCGTTATCACCGGTGTTTTTCCAATCGACGGTGGTATCAAGACCGTTAAGACTCTCGGGCCTAACGGTTTCGGTGATTGATCTCCTTGTGAGTTTTGAAGCGGGGACACGGTATGCAATCTCCGTCTTGGGCCTGTCCATACCGTCTTGGATCGGTTTGAAGAAGAAGGGATAGTTAACGCTGATAGGTACCACTTTATCTGTGAACATCTTCTTTGCATCGGCACCAGATTTGGACAAAATCCCAAACCGTGCATCGGATGATATTGTTGCCATGTTAACGGTCTCAGCTGAAGCCATGAACGAAAAACCTGAACGTCTGTTCTTGAGATATGACATTCCATAACAACGGCTGTCTGCTTTGCAAGCTTCCCAGAATATGAAGAATAATCTGTTTGATTCCCTAAAGTCTGGCTTCCCAATGTCAATCTTGGAGTACTGCAAGTAGATAAAATGAGTACCAGTAATATAAGTAGGCTTGTCCTTGTTAACAAACCAAAAACCTTGTTCTCTTCTTTTAAACTCTTGATCAATGAATTCATACCATTCTTCTTTAAAATCCTCTTTATAATTCTTCCAGTCAAAGATGGTCTTTATTCCTTTAAGCTCTTTAGGATATTCCTGAGCCATCCATTTATTTCCCTCAAAAGTAACAACGTCATTCTCTAGAGGTAAAGCTATTTTAAGATTTTGTATCTCATATACTTCACCAACTTCACCAGTTCTACTGATGACAACCATATCGTGTTCTTCGTTGTACCCGTACTCCCATTTTTTATACTTGTTCTTTTTCTTTAAGACACTAGCTTTTATATGGTTAGGTACTACTCTGTATAAACTCTGCTTATACATTATTTAGATCTTCCTTCTGCAAAACCACCGAAAGCTTTTTTCTCTTTCTTTTCTTTTGGTTTCTCGTTTAATAATTCTTCTTCATCTTCAATACGTTTTAGTATTTCAAATGCATCGAAGATAGCAAGCTTTTTTGTAGCAGCTGCGTTTTTCAGTCTATCAGCAGAGATATCTTCTCCTCCGTCAACTATTGCCTCTTTAGCTACTTTGATCAGTTCTTGAACTGCCGCTTGCCCAGCTTGGATTATACTTAGTTTCGTTTCCTTCGTATTCATATTTAATTACAATATCATTTGATTTCATACAATACAACCTCTCGTTATCTACTACAAACTCAAATTCACCATTAGGTGTGTAACCAACTAGATCACCAGGATTGATTTCTATAGCTTCTAAGGAGCTATTACCGTACTTAAGTATTCCTATAAGCTTTCTTTCTTTGTCTGCCGTTAAATCGTCATTATCTACAATAGGATTTATAAAGCATCTATCACCAAAAGCGTTCCACTTACCATCTTGCTTATATAAATAAACTTGGTCTATATCGCAGAAAAACTTATCATCGATAAATTTTGATCTACTATCTTTTTGATTACCTCTCATATCATAGAATCTTCTAAAAACATTATGATGTATCACTATGATATCACCTTTACGTATTTTAGTAGTAAAAGCTTTAGGTACTTCAAGTACCACTGCTTGGTTACTAACTGATTTCCACGACTCTATACGACTATTAGTTATAAGGGTTTTATCCCCTACTTTAATCTCGTTGTCATATCTTTTATTTATAGGCTTTACAATAAAACTAAATAAACTTTGCATTAATATGCTAGATCGTATTCGACAGATACTGCCATGTTGGAATTAAATTTTTTCCACGGCATTACCTCGTCCTTTTTCTTAATGTGAACGCTATAAGAGTTATCAGATTCGTCATGTAGTATGTGAGATATTTCGTGACCCCCATAAACGGACTGACCAACAGCATAATGCATTGCGTCAGTTTTGTAGTCAGAACCTATACTAATTTTTCTTATAACAGACGACATCTTATTCTTCTTCTTTTTTAATGTTTTTAAAACTACCGTCTTCTAGGTTGACACTGATTGCTCCGTATGAATTCTGTAAAACCTTTTTATTTTCTTCTACTTCTTTGTTCAATTCTTGAATATGAATCAACAACCCATGCTTCTGAGCCTCTAGCATACCTACTTGAGATAACGCTTGTGTAATTTTTCCTTGACTCTCTTGAATTAACTTTAATTCTTCTGCTGTAATCTTGTTTCCCATTTGATTTAATTTGATTTTTTACTACTTTACTATATAGTTACTCGTTATTTAAAGAAGTTACTCATTTTGAGTTATTTCCGAAGGAGGAACTTCAGCTCCTCTAGCAAATCCATAAAATTGATGAGCAGATGAATCTCCAGGATATACTTCATTATCTCCAAAATCTAAGTCGTCTGTACTCATTACGTCATAAGCTACACCATCGTAATAAACTGGTGGAGTTATTTCGTGACCATCAGGACCGTAAGTACCTGGAGTCTTTACAACTTTACCGATATATACTACGCCTTTTGTTCCGTTAATATACTGCATTGATTCAACACCCTCCTCAGTTGATTCCTGCCAAACACCTTTATCAATTAAGACTTGTTTGCCTTGTGCTTCTGTATCAAATACCGTTTTGTATATATTCATTATATTGTTGTTAAAGCTGTTAATTGTTCATCTGTTAAAGCTGTTTTGAAAACTGCAAGTGCTTTTGTTTTCCCGTAAAAAATACTGGAAGTATCGGATTGCCAAGAAAACCTTAAAACTTCTAAAGGTACTGTTGTGGTAAATGCATTTGAAGATGTTAGAACTTCAATAC